GCGTCAGATGTGTATAAGAGACAGGAACTCCTCCCCCAGGGCGTCAATGAGGGCATCGGTGTCCATCGGCGCTCATTCCCTCCGGAGAAGGGTGATGAGCTCCTGCTTGGTGGTCCTGTCGGAGACGGTGAGCCCCCTCTGACGGGCTAGGTTGAGGAGCTCACTCTTGGGAAGCCCCTCCAGCTTCAGCCCCTCGAGGTCCTCCAGATTCGCCGTCCCCTTCCGCAAGGCCTCATCAAGCTCCTGCTTCAGCACCTCGCCCCCGAGGACCGAGACCCGCTCAAAGGGGGGCTCCTCCCGCACCAGGAAGTAGCCCGGCACGTCAAAAAGCCCCAGGTCTTTGTCGGGCACGGGGTCGGAGATCGCCCGGCCGTCCTCGGTGAGGCGGAAGGTGTACCCGTTCACCTGGAAAGCCCCGTACTTCCTCACGGCGTCCACAACGCCCGCCTGGTCCGCTTCGATCCGGTATCCCATACCGGCACCACCCTAGCGGCCTCGAGGGTCCAAGGGCGTGGGGATAAAAAAGGCCCCCCGGGAAGTCCCGGGGGGCGGGGTCAGAGGCCTTAGTAGGGCTTCCAGGGGGCCTCAGGCGGCACGAAGTTCTTGATGAGGACGTGGTGGTTGGGCAGGGCGGGCATGAGGCTCCCGTAGAGGAGGACGGCCCAGGGGATCACCGCCTGGTTGGTGGGGTAGAGGGGGAACTGGGTGGCGGGGAGAAGCTGGATCCACTGCAGGGCCTCGGGCTCCCGGCGGATGGCGAAGATCTTGCTGGAGCCGGGCACGTCCAGGTCCTTGTCCTGGAAGACGGTGTTGGCGGCGCGGTCAGGGTTAGCGGGGATGCGCTTGACCAGCCGGAAGTCCTTGAGGTCGGGGGCGGCCCCGGGGTTGCGCTTGGAGCGGTAGATGGCGTAGCCCGTCTGCTTCCGGTCGGCGTTGGGGGTGATGGTGAGCTGGATGGCGCCGCCGGCGGCCACGGTGGCGGAAACCGGGGCGGAAGGGATGGACTCCACGCCCCGCTCGTCAATGGCGGCCACCACGTAGAAGTAGGTGCCGGCCTTGGCGGTCGTCCACTTGGAGCCCGCCACCCCGATCTGGGCGGTGGCGACCACGGTGGGGGCCCCGGGGGCGGTGTCGGGCACCTTGCCGTAGCGGGCGTAGTTGGGCATGGTGCCCTGCCCCTCGATCCACACGTCCTGCTCGGTGTAGACGTTGCCGAAGGAGGTGCGGATGCCGGTCACCGGAGCGCCGATCTGCAACCCGTTGGGGTTGTTGTCCAGGACCACGCGGTAAGCGGGGTCCAGGTAGCGGTCCAGGGACACCTGGGCGAACGGGTCAAGGTGCACGTGGGTGAGCTTGCCGAAGTTCCCCACCCCCATGACCTTGGCGTAGGCGCTGTAGAGGAGGTCTACCAGGGCCCGGACGTAGTTGGTGCGGTTGTCGGGGTTAGAGAAGTCGGGGAGGTCGGAGAACTGGTCCTGGAAGTCGTAGACGTTCTCCCCGTTGCGCCACCTGGTGAGGGTGGCCTCGAGGCCGTCAAACTGCATGGGGGCCACATCGGCGTCGCCGTGGTAGCTGGCCCAGTTGGCCGTGCGGGCGAGGCGCAAGAGGGCGTTCATGTTCTCCTGGGCCTTGAGGTTGACGATGCCCTTCTGCACGGCGGCCACGTGGGAGATGGCGGCCATGGTCATGAGGTACTTCACGAAGACGATGCGCCGCTCGTACTCGCCCACGTCGGAGGCGATGGGCCCAAGCTCAGAGTTAAAGGCCCCGGCCGGCTGGCCGCCGATGCTGGTCTGCACGGCGAACTCGTGCACGGCGCTCGTCACGGGCTGGCGCTTGAGGGCCCGGAAGAGCTTGAAGGTCTCCTCCCGCTCCACCACGGCCCGGAGAGTGCCCTCCAAGGACTCGAGGCGGATCGCCCCCAGCCCGGTGAGCTGGGCGTGGTCCGTCTCGTAGGTGGAGGCCTGGACGGCCTTCACAAAGGCGTTCCAGTCCTCATAGGTCCCGATGCCGCCGGCCGGGATGCCCTGCCCGGCCACCACAAGGTCTTGTCCAAGCCCGAACATTACGCTTCACCTCCCAAAACCTTGGCCCGCTCCTCGGGCGTCAGGTTAGCCAAAAGCCCTTCAACATCGCCCCGGTTGGCAAAGTGCTCGAGGATCGCCACGCGCATGGGGTCCTTGACCACCCCAAGCGCCTTGCTGAAGAGCTCGCCGGGGTTGGGCCGCCGCGCCCCGGTGGGCACCACGGCCCGATGGGCCTTGGGCTTCACCGGGGTCTCGGCCAAGGCGGCGTACCCCTTGGCCATCGCCTTGGTGGCGGCGGTGAGGGCCTCGAGGGCCTTCACCATGTAGGTGAGGCGCTTCTCCAGGGCCTCCACCCGCCGCAGGCGCTCCTCAATGGCCGCCAGAATGGGCACGGCGTCTACGGCCTTGGCCACGGACTTCCCCTCCTCCTCGTCATCATCCTCATCCTCGTCATCCTCATCCTCGTCATCGGCGTCCGAGGGCGTGCGGACCTTCCCCTCCTCGTCGTGGTCGGCCGCCCGCTCCTCATCGTCCTCCAGGTCGTCGGTGGCGTCCAGCTCCTCGGGAAGCTCGGGCTCGTCGTAGTCCTCGAAGTCGGCGTCCGGCCCCTTGGCCTTGGCCAAAAGGGCCTTAGCCCGCTCAAGAGCCTCCTCACCCATCTTCTCCAGATCGGTCATAGCCGCTCCTCCTTCATCCTCTACGCACCCTAGCGCGTGACCCCGTGAGGGTGCTGTACGCGCGGCCTATACGCCTGAGCACTTCCGCCGCCATGGCCAGGGCCCGGTCCTCGGGCACGCCCTTGGCCACCAGGGCCCTGGCGATCCGCCGCTTCTTGGGGGGCACCTTCCCCCTCAGGACCTCCTCGAGGACCTCCTGCACCGCCCCCTCTAGGCTCGTGGGGGTCAGAGCCTGGACCCCGGTCTTGAGGGCGCTGTCGGTGACGGGCAAGCCCACGGAGAGGGCCTTGGCGAAGGCGCTCCAGGTAAGGCGGAGCCCCCCCACCCGCCGCACCTCATCCCGGTCGTAGGCCGCCGCCTTGGCCAGGGGGCCCATGGGCTCGAGGGAAACCGGCGGAAGCTCGGGGTGCTGGGCCCGCTGGGCGAAGCCCACGCTGAACCACTCCACCCGGGTGATCCGCCGGTAAGTCCGCCCGTTCCGCTTCACCACCTCCACCCCGCCGGGGAGAATCTGCCCAAAGACGCTAGGGAACCATCGCATGGGCGGGACGAGGGCGGTGAGGGAGTGCCAGAACCAGTCGGCCCACTCCCCATTGGAGCCCGGGGGCGGGGGCGTGACGTTGGAAAAGATCTCCCCCTTCACGAAGATGCTCCTGCCCTGGCGGGCCACCTCTCTGGGGAGGCCGATGACGTACTCGGGCCGGGCCCCGGTGCCGTAGGGGTTACCAAGCCAAGAGAAGTGATTGATATCCAGGTTCCCTTGGGAGAGGAAGAGGTCCTTGGAGCGCCAAAGGGCGTCTATGGCCACCTCCTCCCCCTCCCGGTCAATGACCCCCTCCCGGGAGGCCTCGAAGTAGACGTAGCGCCGCCCGTCGGCCAAGGCCGCCTTGGCCAGGGTGGGAAGTTCTACCAGGACGGGAATGCCCCTCTCCACGGGCCTAACCCTAACCCCAAGGGGCGTTAGGGTGTGGGGTGTGGGCTATCGCTTCCAAAGAACAAAGGCGTGAGAAGGCCCTAGCCCTCCTCCGGGCCGCCGACCTCGAGGGCCTCCACGCCCTCCTAGCCCACCACATGAGGACCTGGGGGCGGGCCGGGGCCCGGGTCTCCCCCCACACCCTGAAGAGCTACCGGAGCGCCCTCCGGGCCTTCCTGGGGTGGCTTGTGGGGATGGGCCTAGAGGGAGAAGCCCTGGTGGAGGCCATCGCCAACCCCTCGGAGGAGCTGGGGGCCGCCTTCCTCCGCCACCTGGAAGAGGAGGGGCTAAAGCCGGCCTCGGTGAACCAGCGCCGGGCCGCCTTGGGGGCCCTCTACGAGGCCTTGCGCTGGGCGGGGGTCACCCAGGCCAACCCCTTCCGGGAAGCCCCCACCCGCCGGGACCCGGTGCCCCGGTGGGAGAAGCGCCGCCCGTACTCCGAGGACGAGGTCAAGAAGCTCCTGGAGGCGGCCACTACCCCTGAGGAGCGCCTGCTCGTCCTCCTGGGAGCGCAAGGAGGACTCAGGGTTTCTGAGGCCGTGGGGCTCAGGTGGGAGGACGTGGACCTGGAGGGGAGGACCATGCGGGTCTACGGCAAAGGGCGGAAGGAGGCTACCGTGCTCATACCGGGGCCGCTCCTCGAGGCCCTCAAGGCCGTGGCCCGGCTATCAGGCAGGGTCCTCCCGTGGAAGGACCCTGAGGGGGCGCGGCGGGCCCTGAAGCGCCTCGCCAAAAGGGCAGGAGTGCCCTACCGGGGGTACCACGCCCTCCGGCACTACTGCGGCACGCACCTCTACCGGGCCACGGGGGACCTGCAGACCGTGGCCCGCCACCTCCGCCACAGCAACATCCAGGTGAGCACCATCTACGCCAAGTGGGGGGAGGAAGAGGCGAAGAAGGTGCTCGAGGCGTGG